AGCACTTAAAACTCAAGTAAAAAAATATAAAAAAGATGCAGAGTAACGAACACTTTGATAGTGTCGTTAACGATGTAGTTAACAAGTACAAGGATAGGGCTAATACTGGATTACAGAAGTATAATACGACACTTGACAGAGAAGATTTAAATGAGTTACAATGGCTTAATCACTTGCAAGATGAACTGATGGATGCAAGTTTGTACGTACAGAAACTCAAGCAAATCATAGAAAAAAGAAAAAATAGTTTATAACAATAAAACCAAATAAAATGTCTAAATCAAAAGAACTCTACCTAGGGAGATGCTTTACACTTACAACAGCTTTCGGTAGTTTAAGAAAAATTTCATTAGGCCCACAAGACCTACAAAAACTAAATGACTTTGCTGCCGAAAACAAAGGCTGGGCAAACATCTTAGTAAAGATGAAGAAATCACACAATCCTGGTGAATCAGATTTCTATGTAGAAATTGACCCATGGAAACCAGAAGCTAACAAAGAAAAACTACCATTCTAATATGAAAAATATACTTGAAGCAATGATTGGTTTCTTAGCACTAATGGTTATGTTATACGTACCATTCTCATTTTTAGTAGCTGAATGGAACCCAATGTTATGGCATATAACATTTAGAGGATTATATGTACTTTGTATTGCTGCAGTAGTTACCTTTGCAGTAACAGAGTATAAGAAAAAGTAATGTTGTGTTTTGTAGATAAATAAATAAGGTAAGACCCTGCTATTCTTAGTGGGGTCTTTTTGTATATAAAAAAACCCCCAGATTTTACCTGGAGGTCCTTACCAAAACCAAACCAAAACACCTATGAGAGAGCATCTTCTAGTTCTGTTTATTAGAACTATCATAAAATTTTGTTAAAACTGTACCATAAAGAATTGCTTGATACCTAGCAATAAAACTATCCATTGATTCGTTTATGTAGAAGTAATCCTCATTAGCCATATATACAAAGCATCTTTCTGGATATTCTTCATCTGCAGTTATACTTGCTACTTGGTGGATATTAATGTAAGCATCTGACTCTTCAATACTATCTTGAAAATCATAACTGTCATCTTCATCTTCAGTAAGTTGTATAATGTGCATTAACATAAATCATGTTTTTAAAACTAAATACCTAATCTGCTTAGCGAGTTCATTAACCTTAGCTTCTAACACATCTCTTTCTTTCATCAACTTTGCTATCAATTCCTTTTGTTCTGCCGTACTCATACAAATTTACTATTTAATTATTTTAGAAATAAAAAGTGCATATCGCATTGACTATCAATGTAATACACACTTAATTGTTAAATGTTGAAACCGCCTTTGTTAAATGTTACTTCTTAGGTAACCTAATAATCTTACTTCCCAATGGCATAGGGACAAATATAGCAACTCTTCCGTTATCTAAAACAACTCCACAGCCTAATGTTGGTCTTTTGGGGAAAGGTCTTGAATACTCCATTGCGTAGGCATCAATATCAATTCCACAGCCTACATTCATACCGAATATCATGTCCTTGTCACTAGAAGAGTACAAAACCCCTCCAAAGGAGTGAACATGACCTATTACTGTTGATTGACGAGCATCTCTTGCTCTATTGATTGCACCAGCTTGTCCAGAACTGCCAGTGCCATGAGTGTATAAAACACTATCTATTTCCCATTCTAAGGCCCATTTCCAGCCTTTAGGTGCATCCCATGCTTGTTCATACGATTTGATGAATCGGTCTGGTAATCCGCTTGTTTGAGCCTTTCTTTTATGTAGGGCTGAGTGGTTACCTATGCAGACTTTAACATTTGGGAATGTCTTATACCATTTGTACATGGCAGCTTGAGCTAAATCAGCCTCTCTACCAGCACTATGACCGTCTGGCTTAGATTCGTGATAGCTAATAGCATGATTATCAACCTCATCTCCAATATGTACTATTTCAGTACATTGGAACTTATTGGCTACCTCGTAGCAGAAATTTTTGTAAAGTGGATGGCAGAATGGCTCATGAGTGTCTCCGATGATTAAGACATTTTTTTTGCTCATTATGTTTGGTTTTGGTTAGTTTATTTGTAAGGTGCATAGACTGTCTTGCCGTTTACCTTCAATGCTCTTAGTATTTGTTTTCTGTTCTTAGCTCCATTATAAGAAACGTGAACCCAGTCTGGTTTATTGTTATCACCAAATTCCCATATCATCTGGTCAAAATCTAAATTATCCTTTATGTAGTTAAAGATTTCCGTATTTGACACACTACCCATATCATCCTGGTCTATATCTGCAGCTTTACCTTCACAATGTTGAGATGTTAATGCACCACCAATGTAATGGTTAAGCACTTTACTTCTATATCCACTAGAAATATTTAATGGACCAAACTTAGTACGAATAGGCTCTAATACCTTTTCGCAAAGAACTTTAATGTTCTCTAAATGTTCTGGAGTTGGCTCGTTAGATACTCCATGTCTTTTAGCTGATTCGCTACGTGTAAATTCTGCTAATGCAAAGTGTTCTGATAGTTTCATACTTTATAAAATTACTAATCTTTTTTAAATACCTTTTCTACGGTAGTTAATCCTAAGCAACCAAAGGCTAATGCAGATACTGCATAAACCAAGGATTCAGCAGGAGCTGTGTTTAATGCACTAAATGAATTGTGATACATAGTAACGCATAACGATAGTACGCATAACAAACCACATAAACGCTTCATACTAAACCTACCATTATCTTCTTGGAAAAACTGTTTCATTATTTTAAACTATTAAATTGTACTAAAATTATCAATATAAGTATCATTTTTTGTGCGAACTCGAACTTTTCTTCCGAGTCGTAGCTTCTGGCTTTTGGTCTGAGCTTAAAAAGCTCGACAGTTGTTTTATATTTTCCTTCCCAAATATTGATTGAATCTTGTTTAAGATGTAAAGTTTTATATACGCTATCATATCTAAATTTTAATTTATTATAGTAAACTGCAGTATCTTTTAGTAAATCTATTTTACTATTCATCACTTGAAACGAACTATTAATCTCCCTACCTTGTTGTAATGTCATTATTACAACAGAATCTTGATTAATTTTCTTTATTAATGGATATTGGCAATAGCTTGAATGAGCTACCAGTATCAATAGAAATAGAATCCAGTTTTTCCTTAATCTCATTAAGTGCTGTTTTTAGTTCTTTATTCTCGTTATATAATTGATTTATCTTATTAGTAGTACTTACTATTAACTTATCTTTAGTATCATCTGCTTTAATCTGGACCTTCTTATTTTTATCTAAAGTACTGTTAAAATCATTCATTAACTGTTTAAACTCTTTATCATCGGTAATCATCTTATCCTCTTTTCTACCTATTACCTTTATACTTGTTGCTGTTACTGTTAGAAAACTAAAAATTAAAAGAAGTGACTTCATGGCCTATTATTTTACAGATGATTTAATAGCACCCATTGCATCAAGAGTTTCTAACTTAGTAGTTGTTGAACTTAGGGCTGTTTTACAATCAATTAACGCTTGTGTTTTTAAGCTGTCTTTATACTCAAGATTAGTAATCCTTGCGTCTTGAGAGTTTATTTGATTGTTGAAATTGCCTCTAATGTCTACGTACAAAACAGTTATACCGATAATAACTAAGAACATTGTGCCCTTAATAGGGTCTTTACTAAACTGAGAGAAACTAATCGGTAGAGGATTAGCACTTACGTTAACGTCTTTTTTGGGAGCCATATTACTTTTTACCTATTTTAAAATATATGCTACCAGAGTAGCTAATATTATAATTTTTATTAATATTAATATTAAGACCTATTAGAGCCTTATTTTTGGCATTTAGCATTAATCCAGGACTTAGTACTTCTAATCCGTTTTCTTGGCTAAAATCGCCTCTTATGCCGTAATAAAGACCAAGTTTGGCTTTTTGAGCATAATACTCTTTTACATAGATGGTTTTTTCGGTAATCTTGGACTTAAATCCTCTTGACATGATACGATTTTGGCTTATCGTATCGTCTATTACAAAGATATTGGAATCTTGCTTAATCGTATCTGAATACGCATAAGTACGCATATAATCGGATATTATACGTACTGTATCATGAATTATGGCCGTATCATTAGCTATAATAACAAACGGAATAGAATCCCCTTTTATGTACCTATTTCTGTACGTATTCTTGTACAATGTATCTCTAATTTCTTTGACCTTTCTATATTTACTTGTATCGCTAAAGTCTACTGGTCTATCTGTTCTATTTAGTTCATTATATACCCAAATAGCAAAAAATGCAGATAGAATAATTAATAAGTAATCTTTAGTATGTTTCATAGTTTATAGTTTAATTATCACAGAAACCTACTGATGTAATTGTTCCAGCTCCACTTGTAAAGTAAATCTGTGCTAATCCACCAGATACTTGAGCACATTGAGTAATTGTAGTTGGAGTAAGGAATCCCATAGACATTAAACCACCACCCTCACAAGCAACCCATTCAATAGTAGCTGGAGCCGATGTGACTACAACCTCATATTTTATACAAACTGTTGGGTCGTAATAACTATATTTTCCATCTCCAGTTAAACTAATAGAATAAGTGGCGACACCTTCTGATGGTGCACCAAGACTAAATGAGGTTATATATGCTCTTCCAAAAATGGTATAAGAAGAAGAAACTCCAACTTGGAATCTTAATGTTATTCTACTTCTGTTTAATTGAGCATCTAACATCATCTTATAATCAAATCCGCTAATAGCTATTAATCCATCACAAGTAACACTCCATGAAGTAATATCACTTTTATACTCTTTAAACCAGTCTGAATTATAAGAAGTTACATCTAATTGACTTGTATTAGTATCAAAAGAGCAATTAGTAGAAGCAGCAAAAGGAACATAAGTTCCTCCAGTTCCACGATAGTATAAAATCAAATTTGTTCCGTTAGTTGCCATTTCAGTTGTTTTACGTAATTGTATATCTTCCAGTTCCTTGCAAAGATATTGAGTAAGTTGCAGTACTTTCTACTTGACCAGTATTGTTAATTGAAACAATATTGGTTCTACCTTCAATATAATATGATGGTGAAGTTCCTATAGTAAGTCTTATAAATATTGGAGTTCTAGCTAATTGAGCATCAAACATTAATTTAGGTTCAAAATCACCATTAACAATTAGCCCATCACACTTAACTGTCCAAGAAGAAGTATCTATAGTAGAATTTGCAAACCATCCATTGCTACTAGATGAAGTTTGCACTATATCATTAGAAGTATCAAATGAGCAGTTTTTAGCCGCAGCAAATGGTATGAAAACAGTACCATCATATACATAATATAAAACCACATCTGTTCCTAAAATTGCCATATTGTTATTTTTAAGTGTTCAGTACCCAACTAATAGATTGTGTAGATGCGTTATCTGTATCTGTTATTTCTAATAATTGTATGCTTGTTGATTGGTCAATATATGGTATTGCTGAAATTCTATTTAACAGAAACTTTTTACCACTATAAGTTAATGCACTAGACCCAGAATCTGTTACAGTATATGTATTAGATAAATAAATTAATCCATTAGAGTCAAATGTTTTACCTAAATCACCTTCTAATGTAGCATAGTTTCTATTAAATAAATTAGATAACTCTCTTGCTACAAGTATTGGTAATGAAGCGTATGTTGTTCCTATATGAGAATATCTATACCATGATGTAATAGGGCTTCCACTTGAATAGAATAAAGCACCATAGCAATTAGCAATATCACCTCTATAGATACCAAAAGAACTTTCAAGGTCTTTAGTTAAAGAACTTGTTGTAGTTATATATCTTGTTACCAATAAAGAACTTGGCAATGCAGTTGCAGTTTGAGTGGCACGAACATTTCTTAAATATAACGTTGCATTATATCCTGCACTTACAAAGTCAATTTTTATTCTAAGATATCCTTCTACATTATAATTTGTACCACTAATATTAAAAGCACCTAATTGAAGATTATAAGTAATAGTTTGCCATACATTATCAGTAGCAGCATAGTCAATATTAAAATATCTAACTACTCCTGGAGCACCCCAAACACCACTTGAATCAGCATAAAATCTTTGTCCAATAGAATTTTCTACAGATATTTCTATTAAAGAACCTGCTACACCATTTTTTAAGGCATCAAAAGATAAACTAAATCCTGGAGGAGAAAAATATGGCAACGTACCAGCAGTGACATAAGAAAAAGTAGCTCCTCCACCAAAACTATTTACAGCTAACGCAACCACATCATAAGACTCAGATGGATAAGGAATTAGTGTAATTGTAGCATTAGTTACTGCTTGAGTCCAATTAGAAATAACACCACCACTATTTATTTTAAATGTACCATTTGCTATATAATCACTTGTAAATTTAACTGGAGCATTAACTTTTATAACTGGATAACCTTTTCTAGTTATTTTAGTTTGACTGTTATTAACAAAGTGTATATTACCATAAGAATATGGTTCTATAGTTACATTATTAGTTAATGTACCACCAGTAGATGAACCAGTACTTAAATCATATTTTGTATAGTAAATTGTCGATGCAGCCATTTCATTAGCTGACATAATCCACCAATCTCCTTTATATTGAAATAATCTACATCCAAAAGACTTAACTATTTGTTCTATTAAATCATAATAATTTTTTTGTTGTAAATCCCTCTTATAAATATATGTTTGAGAAAATGGTTCATTAGCAGCACTTGCACCTCTATTTGCCATAGAAGAACCAAAATAAGAACAACATTGGTATAAACTTGGTGAATTAGGATATCCTATTGAATTTAATCCTTGAGCTAATACAGTATATAAATTTTCTAATCCATTTGATGAAGCAGTATATGGATAATAACTATTTTTCATAAATGATAAAGCATCTATACATATAATATCTACTTGTGTTGTACCAGTACTAAATGGAACTGTTACATAGTCATTAAACGTATAACCTCTCCATACAACAACCTCTCCTCCAGTTGAAGCTATGCGAGTTACTTCTACATAGTATAATTTATCATCATAAGTAAGCAAATCTGGGAAATTGCTATTATCAGTAGCACTGCTCATTAAAAATGAGACATTTAATTGAGATGATATAATTCCAGGTTCTGGCTCATCACTATTAGAATTTGGACTTAATGAAACAGATACTGCCTCATAATTATAAACAGAACCACTATACCCATCTTTATAGATATTTACTAGCAATTTAGAATCATCTCTTAATGCTTGTTGTAATAGGTATCTTTTTCCGTATGCCATTATGCTAAACTAATTGTTTGTCCTTTAATATTTGATGCTTTTTGTGCTCTATTTACCGACAAAAGTAAGTCTTGTCCTCTTAATACAAACGTTCCACCTTGTCCACCACCTAACATATCTTTTAATTTGTCTAATGGTGCAACTACTTCTGGATTAGATTTAGCTCCTGGATATTCACCCATCAATCCCATAGTAGGACCAGAAATTATACCTCCATTTGCAAAAGCAGGAATATTACCAGCTGACCCACCTCCTCCAGTGCTACTTACTTTGCTTATCTTAGATTTTAAAAATGAACCAGCAGCAACTAATGCCACACCAGCAGCAATAGCAAGGTATGGGTCACTAAAAGCCTTTTTAAATGCATCCATAGCAAAACCATAAGCAATTAATGCACTACCAATCGCTTGTAAGCCACCAGCTAACAAATCTAAAAAACCTCCAAATATGTCAACATTTTCACCAGCAAAAGCCTTGCCTAGATTTTCTCCAAACTGAACAAGTGCATTAGTAGCAGTATCAGAAATAATGTTATTAACCTTTTTCATTGCATCTGCACCTCTTAATGCAGCAGAATCCATTCCTTCTAACTTAGCATTTAGTTCATCGTAAAATTGCAATAAAGGGCCAAATTCACCAGTACCAAATGAAGCTACCATTAAAGCACCAACCTTAGCCATAGATTGTTTTATAGCTTCTTGTTGACCAATTAAGTTATCTTTATTTAGTTTTAACTTAACGCCAAGTTCAGATTTTAATACATCTACTTGAGACTTACCAAATTGTTCTTGTTCCTTAAAATCTCTTTCATCTCTCTTTTTCTTTTCTTTTCTAACCTTTTCATCTTGAACAAGTAATTGTTCTTGCAGTGCTGCACCTAATAAAACAATCTTATTATCTCGTTCTGTGTATATACCAATTTCTAATGCAGCAATTTGTTTTGCTGTATATCCAGCATTATTTAATTTCTCTAATGCTAATGT